AAGTTGTGCGCCGTCCTGGCGCTTGATGATGCGCACAATGTTGATCTCGCTCTCGCCGCCGAGCGGCGCAACGCGTTGATCAAGCACACGATCAGTCCATGTGTAAACGATTCCGGTTCCGCTCATGACATCACCTGTACCAGTTTGGTAAGCACCGTGCTGTTTTGAACCATCCACGCGCCGATCGAGTCAGCCAATCCACCGCGGCCTTCGGCCATGTCGATGCGCTGTTGTTCCGCCATGCGCTGTTGGATCTGCGACGCGCCCGCTTCGTTTGCAACACTCAACGCCATCTCGTTGCGGATTTGCTCAAGCGACTTTCCACTTAGGAACGCACCGAGGCCCGCGCCCGCGATCGTGGCGCCCTCTTGCATTTGCTGAGCCCACGAGACAGCGCCGCCCGCACGGCCCGTGTTCACGTCGGCGGTAGCGCCGATGAAGCCAGCCATGAAGCCGCCACCTCGGGTGCTCGCGATTTGCTTTTCCATAATCGCAAGCCGCTCGAGGAGCACGCTATTTGCGGTGACGGTTTGTTCGCCCGTGGTCTTGAACTTCGCGAGCGCATCGCTGGCGCCCTTCGTGGCGTTGTTCATCGTTTCCATAATCTGCCCGGCCACGATCAGCGGCGACAATGCGCCCGCGATCGCGATGCCCGCGGTGCCAGCCGCGCCCGCAGCGCCGCCGATCGCACCGAATCCACCGAGCGAGAGCGCTGACTGTGCGCCCGCTTTAAGCACGCCCTGCGCCGGGCTCGGCGTCGAGCTCACGCGCTCCATGCGCTTTGCCGACGCCTTGATCTTGGCTTCGGTGGCCTTCAACCCGGCGTCAACGCCTTCGGTTGTGACAACGACGGGGACGTGTACTTTTGGAAGACTAGCCACGTGGTAACTCCATCAAAGCGGTTTCCACGGCATCGCTGATGAACTCAACAACCCGCGGTTGATGTCGTTGAGCAGAACGTGTGACGTAAAGCCGTCGGTAGATGCGAGCGCCAAGCGCAGACTCTCGGCGCTTGATTCCCTTGCGCCAACCGCGATCCTGTGAAAACGGCACGATGCGTGCGTTCTTGTTGCCCTTCCACTTGCGCACGAGTTTCGGCGCTGGCTTCGGCCCAACCACACCATCGGACAATCGCACGAGCCCCTTCTTAAATGGGCGCCATCCTCCGTCGTAAAGGTGCGAGCGCTTACCGACGCGGTTGCCATCCTTGCGCACCCCGACGCCGCACCAAATCCGACCCTTGCGGTACGTCTTGGTCTTGACTGCGATGTCTCGCTTGGTGCGCTTTGCTTTCGGAAGCGCAAGACTTTTCATCGTCCGCTTGACCGCTTCGCCCCAGTTGCGCAGTCCCTTGCGCACGATCTTCTTGCGCATCTTCTTTGGAAGTTCCGACGCTATCGCTGCGATCCGTTCCAAATCGTGTTTGGACGGTCGGAATTGGATCTTGAATCCGGCTCGTTTTGCGGCGATCAAGTTCACGTCGGATGCCGTCCCAATCGGGAATATCCATTTCCACGTTCAGCGCTGCAACGCTCAACGTAGCAAGATCGGTGCTCGTCAGTGAGAACGCCACACGTAGCACCCGACGTGCGGCGTCACTTAGTCCCGGCCTTCGGCGTAAAGCCGCTCCACCAGCGCTGAAATCTTCTGCACCGTAAACGCGTCAGCGGCGAGCGCTTCGTCCACGCTCGCAAACACTGGTGCGCCGTTCTCAACGAGGTGCCGAGCGACCATCCACGCGGAAAGCCGCTGCGGGTCTTTCGCAGACATGTCAAGCGCTTCGATGAGGTCGAGCGCCGACGGCCGGCGCAGCTCGACGGCAACGCCGTTGGTGAGCGTGCCGTGCCAGTTCTTAAGGGTAAGTGCGTCTTTAATGCTCATCCGATTGTGACCGCGCCAGTGAATTGGAGAGTGAAGTTTGCTCGCACAACTTCGTTGGTTGCAGCGGTTGCGCTGAACGATTGCACGAACGCATTGCCGCTGTAGGTCATGTTAGTGAACAGAGTGATGACTACCGCAGCCGCGCCGCTGCCACTATTAAACGCGGTTTCAACGGCAGCCATTGCGGTATCGTCTTGATCGTAAAACATATCAATAGTCGCGGTCATGCCACGGTTGCCGAGAATGTAGGTTCGCGGGCCCGTAGCGATGTCGGTTGTGTCGATTAATGTCGCATCACGTTGGATGGACACCGTTCCTACCCCCGCTGCAGCGTTCGTTGCATAATTGAAACCAGCAAGCGCTGATGATTTAGCAGCCATTAGTTCTCCCTGTAGTAGATGTCCACTTCGCAGTTGACTTCCGCGGGTTCTTGTTCGTCGCCTTCGCCGACGGATGCGGCGTCAACGGTTCGGCCACGGAATATCACTGCGTCGAATGTGTAGGAACCAAACAAGTAAGACGCCGGGACACAAGCCGCCGGAACGTTTGAAGCGATGTTCAGCGCCGTGCCTGTTTCCACTGCAACCACTTTGATTTGTGCCGACGCAAGCCAGTGACCGCTTACCGCGCTGCGCTCGTTGGTGGTGATTTCAAAGGTGATTGCTGGCAAGTTGCTGTTTTGCAACCTGTACCCGTGCGTGATCGAGTACGCATTCAAATCGTCACTCGCGTTGAGCATTTCACGCAGTGCGGCTTCGATGCTCATACAACCTCCTCACACTCGAGCACGGCGACCATGTCGGCTTCATCGAGGTTGGTAATGCCGAGAATGCGGAACGTGCGAGCACGCACGGTGAGCCGATACGTTTCGTTGATGCCCCAATCCTGCAACGAGTTCCAACGGCAACGGATCTCGGCTCGGCGCACAACCGCGACGCCGTCGGCGTACTGTTGCTCGCTCGCGCTGTCCGTGCGCAAGTCAACCCACAACGGCGGGTTTCCCGGTCGCGTTTTGTTGATGTCGGTGAAGTTGCCAGTTCGCATTCCCAAGTCATCTTCATTGATGCTTGGTTGCAACACAGTTGCAGGGAAGCGAAGTCGGCCGCTACCGATCATCGGAGCGCCCCACGTGCGCTGTACGCGTTCATGATGAACTTCAGCGAAAGCGGAACTTCGGCAAGCGAAGCCACCGACGTTGCGTCAGGGTTGGCGTACCACGCGCCTACGAGCGCAACAATGGCTTGCTGCAAAGCGTGCGGAACTTGCGTGTAGCCCGCGGTATAGGTCACCGTGGGGAACGTGCCGTCATAAATTTCGGGCGTTTCTTTGAACTCGAGCGCCGTCAAACTGTCCGTTGCATTGACGTACCAATCGGACGTTGGCATCGTGGTGAGCACGTTGCTTCCGTTGTAGTAGGTCACCGATGTGACCGACGCCACTGGTTGAATCGGCAGAATGAAGCGCCGCCACTTGTCGAGTTTCGCCGTGCGCGTTTCGCTCGCGAGGCCAATGCCCAGTTCACGCTCCAACAACTCGCCAGCCGCAATGCACAGCGTCGTAAGAATGACATCGTCCGCGGTCACGTCAATGCGCAACCGCGTCTTGAGAATGTCGATCGGTATGGGTGTCGCAGCCATGAAACCCGCGCCGGGGGTTTCCCCCCGACGCGAGCAAAGGTAAGAAATGCTCAGGCCGTGATTGCAGCGAACGCGTTCGCAAGCATGATCTTGGAATCAGTTCGCGCGTACGTGTAGAGGGTGACCTGGTGCGTGCTTGCCGCCGAGTACGGGTCAACGAGCGAGGTCATTCCGGTGCGGTCAAAGATTTCGAAGTAGTTGAAATCGCCGACCACAGCAAATACGTTCTCATCCGTGCTGGCCGTTCGCACGTACTGACCGATCGAGTAAGGCACACCGTAGAGCAAGCCGGGAGCGCCGCCGACCATCGTTCCAGCGTTCGATTGCGCTTGCGTCCAAATGTATTCCGTGGCGCCGGAAGTCACGTAAGAGTTCTTCAACTTGCGAGCGACGCGCACGAATGTGTCAGAGAGAAGCCAACGGAACCGCGGAGAGTTGCGGTACTGAGGCGGAACAAGGTGCACAGTGTCAATGACATTGTCGGCGGTAACGGTTTCGATGGCACCAGCAATGTCGGTTTGTTGCGAGACACCCGAAATCTTGGTGTTTGCCGAAGATCCCGCAATGCCTTCGGGTTGGCTCGATCCGGTGCCGATGGTGTACGCTTCTTCCATCTTGAGCGCCATCGACAGGCCGATGCGGCTTGCGACCCAATCGAGTCCGCTGCCGATGCCGCCTTGACCGATGGCGTCTTCAATGAACTCTTGGCTCATCTGCGTAGCGCAGACGTACTTGTAGGGCACGATGGAGATGGCGGTGCCGAACGTCGGGTCGGACGCGGTAATCGAACCGGCTTCTGCAACGAGCGCTGTCGTGGGAAGGTTTCCTTCCACGGTAATGGTGCGCTTGGAGTCAATCGAGGACACGGGGGCGATCGAGCGCAGCACGTTTGCTTGGTACATCTTTTCGACAATGCGGCGTTCCAGGTCAGTCGGAATGCCAGCGCCCGAGGTGCTTGTTGAGAGCGCGCGCATTTCAGCGGCGTCGCCACGCGCAACCGCGTGAAGCCAACGCTTCGCATACTCAGGGCTTGCAAGATCGTGCTTGACATCGGCACGCGCGACAACGCCGCGGAACTGCGGCTGCGAACGTTCCTCTTCAAGTTGCTTGAGGCGCTCTTGTGCAGCTCGAAGCGCGACGCGGTCTTGATTCATGCGCTCGACGGCGTCCAGGTCAGCGTCAATACGCGCGATCTTCTCGCGCTCTTCTCCGCTGCCGCGGATTTCGACGTGGTGCGTCTTTGCACCAGTTCGAGCGGCGAAGGAGTCGAGGGTCTTGCGATATTCGTGGACGGTGTTCTCAATGTTGTTCAGTTCGTCAGACATGGCTTGTCATCCTGTGCTTGTGGATTTCGAGCCGCAGACGGGCGGCCTCCGTTGCAGCCGCGGACACGCTCCGCAAGCTCGAATTGGTCTTGTCGCCGTAGGCAGCGTCAACAACCACGCTGAGCTCGACGAGTCGAGCAGCGGTGACGGTGCGTTCGGTGCGTCGCGGGTTCCACTCGTCGCGATCGACGTAGAAACCAAACGACATTTCGCCGCTCAAGTCGCCGCGCTCAAGCAGCGCACGCACGTCGTTGCCGACGCTCGTCTCGGCGAGATCCGCGGTGAAGCGCAGCCCGCTTGCGGTGTCGTTCAGCGTGAGCGTGCCGCTACGCGTGCGAGCGAGCAACGCGCTCGCGTTGTGGTTGAAGAGCAGTTTGATGTCAGCACCAGCCAGGTCGCCGAATGCGCCGCGAGTGATTCGTTCACGGAACTGCGGGTTGAACGGCTCGGAGATCTCACGCGACCACTTGCCGTATGGGATCGCGAGGCCCGACAGCGTGCGGCCCGCTGGTGCACCGATGGTGACGCTGCGACGTTCAAGCGAAGTCATCGACGCTCCCTGCGCTTGTGTCGCTTCCGAGGTTGGTAGTGCCGCCGCCCGTGCCCATGTTCTTGGCGAGGATTGGATCGTCGAGCCCGTCGAGCGGCGCAAGGTTCAGGTACTCACGCGCTTCGTTGCGTGTGATGACGCCGGACTCGACGCCAGTGCGGAGCGCCGCCATTTGCTCGGCGAGCGACGGCCGAGAGATCATGTCAGCGTCGAACGTCGCCGAGCCGAACGGCGCAAGTTTCGCCACGATCTCGGCCGCCCATGTTGAGAACCAGTGCTGCAAACACGCGTCCACGTACATGCGTGAAAGCCATTCCATCGAGCCGTACGCGTTCGCACTGTGCTCGCTCAGGTACGACGTCGGCACGCCATAGATGCGCGACACGTCTTCAACGCTGTAACGTCGAGCCGCGGCAATGCCAGCGTCATCAAGCGTGCTGCTTATTCGCTCGACGCGCATGCCTTCGGCGAGCACGAGCGGCTTGCCCGCGTTCTCAGCGCCCGCGTGATGCTGCAAGAACTTCTCGCTGATTGACTGCCGTGCGCCCTCGCTGAGCGGGCCCGGATGCACGAACGCCAACTTTGGGTTGCCCGCGTTCTTCATCACCTCAAGTTGCGAGTTCTCTTGTGCTGCAAGAATCTGCAACGACGTGCGGCACAAGCGAACTGGCGACTCGCCCCACAAGCCGTCGAGCCCGACGGCACGTAGGTGCAGCATCGAGGACATCGGAACGTCACCGTACAACCGCGTTTTGTAGACCGGCTCGGGCTTCGTGAGATCGAGCGACACGCTTTCGATGTCGAGCGGCAACAACTCAAGCAACTCGCCACCGAGCGTGCGGTTGATCACGGCAAACGCGTTGCCGTATAGGAGCGCTTGCATCGTGAGCGAGCGACGGAACTCGAAGCCGTTTTGCCAGCGGTTCGGTTGCTGCAACAACGCGTTCGCGGTGCGCTCGCTCACGTCGAGCGGTACGCGTGCAACGTCGTTGGCGATCAGCGAAGCCGCGCGGTAGACGGGCGTATACGCGAGCGCCGTGCCCGGCGTGATCGTGGGCATACCCGCGACGTCAAACGACGTCGGGAGGATCACGCCGTGCGTGCCCCAGTGGCCCAACCAACGCTGTAGCAGACTGCGCAACATGTTGCGCATTGCGACAAGTTTCGGCCGTCATGTCTCGGACTAAACTTCGGATTCGTAACAACTGCTGCGTTTGCCTCCCCAGCAATGCACGGCCATGATCGAAGCCACGAGCGGGTCAATCGCGCTGTGGTCACGTGGCTTTTCGGGTCGGACATAGCCGCTCATGCCCGTTCGCGGGATGGCTTCGGCGCACGCGCGGCGCAGGATCGGATCGTCGCCGATCACCAACTTGCGACCTACCCACAGGTTCTGAAACAACTGGCACCCCGGCGCGAACGTGCTCGAGCCCATGCTGTAGGCTTGGATCGGCGCCCCAATTTCGGCAAGCCGCTGCGCTAGGTACGACGCCCCCCAGCGGTCATATCCAACAAGTTGGACGTCAAATTCCGCGATGATCTCGGCCATCTTCTGTGCGATGGCTTCGTGGTCGATCTCGGCGCCGGGGGTCAAGTTGATCTTGCCTTCGTCGGCGTAGCGGCGAATCGGCATGCGGTAGTCCAGTTCGCGCTGCGCCACGTTCGCCCGCGGCCACCAGTAGTGGCCACGCAAGAGGATGTTGCCGCTCTCTTGCGGGATCGCGACCACGACTGCCGACATGTCGAGCGACTTGCTCAAGTCAATGCCGACCCACGCTTGCCGCTTGCGTTGCTCGGCCCAATCGACCACGGTTGCCGTCGGCCAGTACGACATATCAAGCCACCCGCCGACATCCTCGTTGAGTCGAGCGCAGTGATACCGACAGAACTCCGAGCGCTGGCCCGGGTCACGCTTCATCGTGTTGTACAAGCGCCGGATGCTTGCCGCGTCCGGCTGGCCGTACTGCATGCCGGGGTTGGCTTTCGGCCACGCCGATTCGTCGGCAATGTCATCGTTCTGATCAATGCCGTAGAGCATGGCGAAGGTTGCATCGTCCTCCGCTTCTCCGGAGAGCACGGCGCGAGCGCCCGAGCACAGCGTTTCGTAATGGCTTTCCGTGTTGCTGCCCGGCGTCGAAATGATGACGCCGAGCGTTTCCTTGCGCTTCATTCCCGTGGTAATGAGTTTGTTGAGCACGCTCCCGCGGTACTCCGCGGCTTCGTCGGCGATCCAAAGCGACGGGTTCAAGCCGTCAAGCGATGACTCACGCGACGTCAATGCGTTGAACTCGCAGTCTTCATCGGGTCGCGTCAAGTCGCTCATCTTGACTTTCACGCTCGAATCGTCGAGCCGCCGAGCCATCGTGCGTGCCGTGTCGACCAGGATTTGCGCTTGCTCGACCTTGTTCGCGAGCACGTGCACCCGCTTGCCGTTCCCGCTCATGAAGTCATACAGACCGAGTGCCGCCATCAGCGTTGTCTTGCCATTGCCACGGGCAACTTGGATGATGCCCATCGTAAACCGTCGGCGGCCCTCCGCGGTGCGCCAGCCGACAAGGTTCGCCACGATGAACGCTTGCCAAGGGTGCAACTTGAACGGCTCGCCGTCGGCCTCACCGACCAACGACAGCCCGCCGATGAACTCGAACGCGTCAGCGACGCGGTTCCACTCAAGCACGATGTCGGTGCGCTCGAGGTCGCGGTTGAACCGAGAGCACGCGGCGTAGACCCACTTCCCCGCGGGGATTCGGCCGCTCACGACGTCGGCGGCGTATTGACGGACGGTGGCTTCGGGTTCGACCATGAACTAAATGCGTTTTTTTGTACGTG